CCAAGGACACAACCAGATCTTACCGCCGATGTTACGCCACCACTGGCAGAACATATAGTCTTCAGACAAGTAACGATCTGAACCACCGACTTCTCTTTCCTCGCCGCTGACATTCACAGTGCGCTTGCGATCAATGACTGTATCGAAGAACGCATGAATGTAACGAGTGCCATCGAAGTTTGCTTGACCGATATGGTCTGGACGATAACTGAATTCAGGATAGGCTTCGCGGAATTTCTCAAAGACTTCACGCTTGATCATCATGAATCCAGTGCCAATCTCGAGAACTTCAATTGGTTCAGCAACAGAGAACTTTTCAGTGCCAGGAACTGGATTGAAAACGAAATCGCCAGCAACCTTTTCCATTTCGCCTGGTTCAATATCAGGATGACGCTTGACCGCTTCTTTGACTGAACCCCACTTAATTGACTTCTTCGGATATGGTCCACCGATGATTTCCTTATCAAGTGCAAGGCAAGCAATTACATCGCGTGGATCATAATGAATATCGGCATCGATAAAGAGCATATGAGTGAAGCCTTCTGCGCGAAGGTACTCATCAGCAAGATAGTTTCTTGCTCTTGTGATTAGAGATTCATTAAAGATAAATGAGAATCGAACTTCAATGCCATATTGAGAACAGATTGCTTGAAGATCGAGGCATGACTTGATGTACATACCATGAGCCATACCACCATACATAGGTGTCGCGACAAAAAGTTTCTTCTTGCGCAATTCATCTACAGATACTTCTAACTGCATAATTATTCACTCCAGTTGTAAAATTTTCTAATATTGTCAATGATCTTTGCCTGATCATCGAGATTTTCGTTGACCATTGTCTCTATATAGTCCATGAGAGTCAGCGACCCTATGATATTCGAGATTTTAGTCTTACGAGAATTTTTGAATTTGTCATCTTGATCATCTTTACGATCAATATGTCTTTGGTCAAGTGTGCTATCCTTAACTGTAAGGATTAGGATTTTAAAATCATTTGGGAATAATTCAGAAAGTTTATCCAACATCTTACCATTGAACAAACGATCACCCTCGAAGATCACATTCACATTATGACCATCTGCGTTTGATTCATATGCAAGATTACTAAAGAATGCAGTAGCATCTGGCTGAACTGCCATTGACAAACGATCAGTGCCTTGAAACACATTACCGTCGTTCACATACTTGCCAAGAATGTATAAATTCAATTTCTTGGAATACATTGCATCAAGAAGTTTCTCTGGTTTGACTGTTTGCCAATCGTCAGCCATTGAAATCAATCGAAACATCAGAGTGGTCTTACCAGTTGCTGGCTCACCACCCATCGCAATCACTCTTACCATAATGCCTCCAAACCTTCCTTCACTGGTTGCTCATCATCGAACATCCAATCCATTCGTTCTATTCTACCTGTTCTTAAGAAGAAAGTAAACTTTTCTTTGTGGATTGTATTTCTCGGAGCAAGTCTGAGATCAAGAGTTTCATTTCTTGCTTGCCACAAAACATTCCACTCAATACCAGTCCACCCATCGCCTTCTGCTTGAGTGATCTCTTCAGACTGGCGATCAAGATAATAACCAAGATATCGCCCATGATGCTCACGAAAGATTTTCTTGAATGAGCACAAACAAGTTTCCATTGTAAAGAAATCGATTTGATTTCTCAATTTTGGGAATCGAGATCTGGTTTCCTCAAGAATCTCTTTGGCATGGCTTTCAAGGTCTTTGCATTCAGCAGCAGTGAGTTTAGCATCATACTTGTCGTCTTGCCCGAGGGCGAGATGCAAACCATTACGATGAGAACGAGACCCTGCAAAATCGTCAAGCATGAGGCTGTCAGGTACACAGTTAATGCCAGCAGTATGAACAAGATGCTGAAGATAAAACCAAGTGGAATAGCGACCAAATTTGTGAAGAGAAGTTTTAAGATTATTCCAAAGGTTATTGAAAGATTGTGTTTCATTGTCGCCATAATAATTTTCTAGAACCTCACGTTGAGTTTTCTTGCCAATAAATTTTTGGTAAGATGCGAACATGGCTGGCAAGTGACCTTTGTTCCACTTTGTATCAACTTGGTATCTTAGTCTTCGATAGTTATGACTATTCCACCATTCGATACGATCCACAGTGGCGAGTTCATAATCTGGAAATTCATTTTTCAGAACCCATGCAGTTGGCAATTGGTAGGTGTTACCATAAAGCCATGCAAACCACAGACGTTCCTCGTCATTGTGTTCGTATCGACGGTGGAGATAGTTAGTCATCCATACCGCTGGATCGCAGTCGCCAAACTGCATCGACCACGCATACCAGCGGATGAATGACTCGCGCCTCTCTTTAGTTGTTGAAGGCAGGAAGGACATCAACAGTAACGTCAAGTTGCATATAATTAATCATATCGCGAAGTTTGTCAATGTGCTTATCTTGATCTTCAATAGCCAATTCATTCTTACTTTTGAAATACAAAACAATAGCACCTTTCTTCTTTTTCATATTGTACATTCTGTGAACGATATAGCCTAAAGCAACAGCATGTTCTGCTTTTGATGCAGTTGCATGAATCGCTGCAGTGCCTTTCAACTCATACTTCTTCACTTTATAGTTGTTCAAGAAATTATCATCATAAGCAATCAAATTGTCTTGATACTTCAAAGCGTTTTGTTGAGTTGCAAAATCGTTCATAATAGAACGAAACAGACCATTGAGTTTTTTCTTGTCTTCAGTGATCAACGAGAATCGTTCATAAATTAATTCGCGAGCACTGTCAACTTGAAGTGGATCAGAGAGATCAAATCCTTCGCTTACCAAGAAGTTATTAATATTTCTCTTAATATCACCATCTGTATTGGTTTTACGAACAATAAAGTCTTCTTTATTTTCCAAAAGACCAAACAAATCATAGTTGGCATTACGAGTTTTCTCATCGGCACCAAACTCAGTCTCATTTATATAGACGACAGGAATCTCTTTGAGAGCAGTTCTTGAAACTGCTTCAAGGCGATTATTGCCATTGAGAATGGTATATACGATTTTGTTCTTATTACGAGAAACAACGACAACAACAGGATCTTTCATCAACCATTCCCAGGCATCTTTAGGATTCTGATCAAATCTAGATTTAATCTTACGGACATGGTTAACATCAATTTGTTCAACGCGAATTTGATTTCGCTTATATGCGTGAACAGTTTTGACAGGTTCAAGAACAACTTTGTATTGACCTGACTTTATCGCTTCATGAATTGTTGTGACAGTTGTTTTATCTTGAACAAAGCGGTCAGTTGGCTTGATGCCCTCAGAACGACCTTCAATCCAATCAACAACTGTTTGCTTATGTTCTTCAGTTAGCAATGACTCATCAATGCAATGCGCATTGTTTGATTTATTGTAAAACATATTTTTGTTCCAAGACATGCCATAATCAAGACCAAACCACTCGAGAGTTTGAGCGATATCGTCTTCATGCGCACTACCTTCGAACAATAAAGACTTTTCAAGTTTACCCTTGTAAAAGTCGTCCCAGAACTGGGCACTAGAGATTGAAGAAATATAATCTAACTTATCGGTTTTGGGAGACTTATAACCAATGTTCATCATCCCATTTTCAATGTTACGAAAACCATAAACATAACACACTTTACTAGTCAACATATCAAACTCCTTCGGCAAATAACATTATGCCATATAAGGTTAAATTGTCACCACTATTAGCGACAGATATAGTATAGACTATCTCATCGCAAGAGTAAACAGCAATTTTAATAAACTTGCACACAGCCTCCTTTGCCCTTTTTACACACTGCTGCATGTATCACAGGATCTTGTAGGTCGTAGATTCCATCGGCGAAATTCTTGCCATTAATCTTGAACATGCTCAGCGAACATCCGCTTTTCTGTTTTCCCAAGAATTTGAATCCCATGGATTCATAGAATACAACTGCATCAGGCTCTGCTGAAACTCGAAAGTAACTGGTGCCAAGACCTTGTGCGCGATCAAGAGAGTCTTGAGTAAGTATTCTTGCAACACCTTTGCGACGATGTTTGGCGAATGTATGCAATAACTGAAGATTGAAGACGTATGGTGTGCGTTTAGAACGAGTTGTGATGATTGCACCCATCAACTCATTTGTATCCCAGCACCCAATACAATGTTGCCATTGTTCCTGCATGTCAGCCTTTGCCACGAAAGTCTTGGCAAAAGCATCAGCCTTGTTCTCAGTTATATGCGCGACGAACTCATCGCGACTTGTCTCACGCAGCGTCATGGAACTCGCGTTTCTTTTCACCACGCTCTTTAGGATACTTGGTCTGTACCCAACCAAGATATTCATTGATGTTCCAGATAAATGGAGGAAATCTGTAAGAATCCGAAGCGAGAATTTCTTTCACTGAGGGACCCTGATTCAATGCCGCATCGATGAACTTTTCCACGAATCTAAACTGAGATTCAATTTCTTTTCTGTCAGTTGTAGAACGAAAGCAGCGGAACTCAATCGTACCAGTATGCTTCATGCAGTAAGTATTGATTGCATAGCGGAATGGACGACCCATTGAAACGCCATCCTTGCCCGCAGCGTGTAATTTGATGAAGTGATTGAAGTCAGTGGCAAGATTGATAATATTGTCACACATATAATCTGGCATTGGACGACCGCCATCATACTTCAA